TGGGCGGTAATTATAGTTTAAAAGTTGGTGGGCATTGGATTGTAAATATATTTGGCTCATATACTAAACGCATCATTGGAATGATGACCGAAACTATTCAAAAAGTAAAAAGTACTACAGTCTTAAAAGATGTATCAAATACATTTTTAGGTAAAGTTAGTACATCAATTAAAAAAGACTATGAATTTATTGTAAGAGGAAACGCAGATTATAATCATAAAGGATCTACAACATTAACATCTGAAAATGAAACTACGTTGACCGCACCAAATATTAATATTGTTGCACAAGATTTGACGGTCACTGGAGATACTGGAACCATCGGCGGTGAGAATATCGTGATGTTTAATTATAATATGTACACCGGACATTCTATTACAGCAGTCGATACTGTTACTACAAAAAGTGTGTATGCTACTGATACTTTAAATTCACAAACAATAACCGGAACAAGAATCAATTCAACATCTATGCATGCTTCAACATTTCATGGAGATCTTAATGGCACAGCACAAAATGCAGTTGTAGGTGGTACTGATACACATCCTGGATCATCACATGGATTTAGTGTTTCAAGTATTATACAAGCTGCTATAGATGCGACTGCAGTAAATACTGATCGCGGGCCAGACGCATCTGCAGTATCAGCCATTAAACAAAAACCTACAGCTACAACTACTGCAGTATTCTTAGATAAATCTGCCTATATGGTTCAATCTGTATTTGTAGATGAAGATGATGGTATTTACAATTATTTAGATAAAACAGTGTCTACTGGAGGAGTAACAGATAAGCCACTTACTACAGCCGAAATAAGAATTAAAATGCGGAATAGCAATAATAAAGCAAATACTTCTTTTGTCCAAGAGCAAGTTGCAGCCGGAACATTATCAAGTAAACATAGTTCAAAGGTTCCTCCACACATTGGAAGAATTGTAGGTAAACAAACACAAACTAGATTAGGATCTAGAATGATAGGTGCAACAGAACCTACTACTATTACTAATAGATTTACGGCAAGTGATACTTCTAAAAAAGGAATTAAATTTATTATTCCAGAGGCACAATATAATCCAAACAATATAGCTGAAATAAAAATGGGAACTTTGCTTGGTCCAGGAATGCCTATTTCAAAGTTCTTTCCTAATTCTGAAACTATGAATCATTTAAGTCAGATAGAAAGAAAACGTATTGCGAGGAATTTAGTTGGTGCTGTTAAATTATTAAAGCTAGTAAAAACTCCAAAATTTATGGATAATTTCAATATTACTATTACTGAAGGAGTACAAAAATTAGGGCCTACTGACGCTGCATTACCTCTAGATTCAATTACAAAGCTATCAGCATCAGGCAGAGTAGTAGGATTTACAGTATCTAATTCAAGAACTGGTGAACTAGCTCCTGATATAGCTTATGATTTAGTTACATATTTAAAAGATAATAGCGAATATGATAAACTAATAATGGCGTATGATACTTATCAAACAGATATAGATGGAAGTGAGACTTTATTTGCTACTATTATAGCTGTAATGCCAGAAATTCCACAGGACTATAATGTAAAATTTAAACAAAAAATATCAACAATATTTAATGACACTTCTCAATCAGAAGAAGATTTAGTTGAAGTAGTGTTAACGGATACTGGCCTACTTGAGGTTCCAGACGAAAGTACGCCTAAAATTACTCCTGACGGATTAAAGAAAATAAAAACTAAAAAAGGTTATACAACATTTGTATCAGGTGCTTTATGGAATAATTTTCAAGGATTTGTTAATGAACTTGAAGAAACAGGATATACTATTAATAATATTCAAGGACATTCTGCTACTTCTCAAAGATACGGTAATGTTTCAAATGAATATACAGGAGAGGATCTATGGACAGCAAATGCTTCAGGATTAGGAGTTAATATTAATCCGGTAACAAATTTAAAAGGACCAAAGCTAGTTACGGACTTGCCTTCTGGAATTGCTAGTTTAGCAAAAAAACACGGATTAGGTTGGGGAGGTAGTTTTAAAAATTATAAAGATGCTAGCCTGTTTAGTGCTAGAAGTGAAGAAGGTGGAACTATTCCCGCTCCTAGAAAACCAGAAGTATATAAAACAACAGAAACTAAAGACGAAATTGCTAAAGAAAATGTTGAAGCTTTACGCAATTTTAATGAATCACTTGGAGGAGGATTAGCTCAAGCTGAACTCACTGAAGCGGAAAGAGAATACGCAGTTGAAAAAGGATATATAAAGTAATTCGCGATGGCGATCTTTGGAAAATAATTAGAGTTAGCTAAAAATCATATAAATAGAATAAACAATAGAAGATAGAAAAATGGTAACAAAAGCATTTGCAGCAGAAGACGGTGATTTAGCTAGTCCGGGTATTATTACTTCGGTAATAAACCCCAGTAAAGATATCAATTTATCATTTAATAAAAAGACTAATGGTGATATTTTTAAAAAAGAAGACGCCGCAGCAGTTAAGCAAGCTGTAAAAAATTTATTAATGACTAATAAATTTGAAAAGCCATTTCAACATCAATTCGGTGCTGACTTGTCTGGTTTATTATTTGAATTAGCAGATGATTTAATGGAAGACGATATTAATCAAGAAATTATGATGGCAGTAAAAAATTGGGAACCTAGAGCAAGAGTTATAAATGTTCAGTCACAAGTCCAGCCGGATCTAAATAATATTTTTTGTAGAATAGAATTTCAAATAATTGCAACAGGCTCAATAGAAGTCATCGAAACATCAGTAGCGAGGCTAAGATAAATGGCAACGAATATTACATCAACTCAACTTGACTTTGATCAAATCAAAGCTTCGCTTAAAACATATCTAAAAGCAAAATCAGAATTTTCAGATTACGATTTTGATGCATCTGGACTCAATAATATATTAGATGTTCTTGCATATAATACTCATTTTAATGGATTGATTGCTAACTTTGCTTTAAATGAATCTTTCTTGGATACTGCACAGCTACGATCATCAGTTGTTTCTCATGCTGAAATGTTAGGTTTAGATGTTTCTTCAAAAACATCGTCGCAGGTTACATTAAGAGCGAGTATTAATTTATCAAACGATGCTAATAGACCAACCGCAGTTGTTTTACCAGCCGGAGCCAGCTTTTCGACTACTATTGATGGTAATACATTTCAATTTTTTACAAGACAACAATATACTGCTATTGATGCAAATGGAGTATATACATTTGCAACTGCTACTGGCGTTGAAGAAATAATTGCATATGAAGGCGTTATAAAAAATAAAACATTCTTTGTCGGTGAAACCACTGATAGACAGGTTTATGTAATTCCTGATAAAAACATAGATGTTAAAACAGCGACTGTAACAGTATTCAACTCAGTAACATCAACCGATAGCACCGTATATACTGAATTAAATAAAGCTGTTACTGTCAGTGCCGCTTCTACACTTTATACAATACGAGAAACTCCAAATGGTTTTTATGAACTTAATTTTGGTGATGGAGTTACTTTTGGTAAAGCTCCTAATGCGGGAAATAAAATTGTTGTTAACTACCTTAGTACTAGTGGAGCGAGTGCTAATGGTGGAGCAATATTTACTTCAAATACACAATTAACAGTAAATGGCGCTTCTAAAGTTATTAACGTTACTCCGCTAACTAATTCAATAAGTGGAGCTGATTTACAATCAATTGATGCTATTAAACAACTTGCCCCAGCGGCGTTTGCAACTCAACAAAGACTTGTTACAGCTCTTGACTATGAATCTATGATTAAAGCTAATTTTCCAACTATTACTGCGGTTTCTGCATGGGGAAGTCAAGATAATGTTCCAGTTGATTACGGTAAAGTGTATATTAGTTTGGGGTTTGATGATACTGTAACTGAAGATGAAAAGGTTACGCTTAAAGCAGCTATAGAAAATACATATGCTGATAATTTAGGAATTATGGCTATAGGAACAAAATTTGTTGATCCTGTAAGTATTGGATTCAATTTAGAAACTCAGATACAATGGGATCCAAATCTTACTGGACTTAAAAGCGGTAATGTTGAAAATAAAATAAAAAATCTTATTAAAACACATTTTGCAACCAAATTAAATGGATTCGGAAAGACATTTAGAAGATCAGCTTTGTTAACTGAAATTGATGCGTTTGATCCATCTATTCTTTCTTCAAAAATGGATGTTAAACTTATAATAAATTTAATTCCGCTTTTAAATAAACAACAGTCATATAAGATGTATTTTCCGGTTAGACTAGAAGCACCGGGTCTTACATTTTATAGTATTGAATCAACCTCATTTACATATGGGGCATCAAATAAAATTGCAAGAATACGTAATAAGTTAGGAACTACAGTACTTCAAATTGTTGACGCTAATAGTGCAGTTATTGTGGATACTATTGGAGAATATTTTACGCAAAGTGGTTTAGTATCTTTGAACGCGTTTACCCCAAGATCTATTTTAGACGGCACACCTTTTATAAAGTTTACAGTCACTCCGGCTGATCAGAGTGTAATAAAACCACTTAGAAATTATCTATTAAAAGCCGATGATAAAACTATGCAAGTTGGAATCACAGTTGATTTCCAAAATACAAATGTAGTATTAGGCTAATAATATGGCAAAGACAAAAACTCTGAAAGACTTTAACAGGCTACCAATAAATCTACATAGGTCTTCTATTCAAGAAGTCTTACCTGAGTATTTTCAAACAGAGTATCCAAATATTATTTTGTTTTTAGAATATTATTATGATTTTTTAGATGACAATTCTAATTTTGGTGAATTAATTCAAGACTTGTATACTGTTCGAGATGCCGAAGATAATCTTTTAACTCAACTAGATCTAATGTTTAATGAGTTTGCTTTAGGAACTGGTGTTAAATATTTTCCATCCAATCCTAGAGAAGTTATTAGGCAATTTGCAAAATTCTATAGAGTAAAAGGTTCTAAATATTCAGCTGAAGGATTTTTTAGGGCTTTCTTTTTAACTGATGCTGAAATACATTATCCTAAAAAT